GCACCTGCAAAAGTTACTGCAGTGGTAGTACCTGACTTAATGATTAGGTTGCCACTAGTGTTAGTCAGTGATCCAAAAGTAGTACCACCATCCTTAACAAAAATGTCACCACCATCTGCGTCAAGTATAATATCACCAGCTACATCGACAGTAAGATCACCACTTGATACATCGTACTCGTTATTTGTAATGGTAGTATAGTCATTATCACCAATACTAACCGTATCAATAAACGCAGTACCATCTACATAAACATTTTTATATTCTACTGAGGATGTACCTAAATCAATATCATTGTCGGTTACAGGAACAATAACACCATCTTGAAAACGTACTTGCTCTACTGGATTAGTAGATACCTCTACAAAAACACCGTGTCGATTATTTGTTTGATCTACAGAGATGTGATTCTTTTTATCTATGTCTGCAATAAGAGGTACATAAGAGCCTTCATCAGAAGTCCCGTCATGCTTGTGTCCTGTAGTTCCACTAGTGCTGTGAGTAAATGCATCTCTAAGTTTGTTGTACTCTGAGTTTATTGGTGCAGCACGAACTACTGAGGTAGCAACAATATCTGCTGTGGATTGACGAGTGTAACCTGCCATATTTTATCTCCTGTCTCCTAGACCGTAAGTAATTGAAAAAGCCTGAATAGTGTGGCTTGGGTCTGAACCATTCGTCACATACTTAACCGATACTGATTTTCCTGAACCTGATACGTTAGTTGACCTAATAGGTGAAGGGTTACCATCGTATATCTCTGCTGCATCATATTTTGCATTGTCGTAATAAGCAGCAGCACCTTCTGTTGTAAAACTATAGTCATTAGGTAAGAGTATCGTTGGATCACCATAGTCGTACTCTAAACCTAGTATGAGGGAAACGACACCCTCTGATTTCATATATGTGTTTACGTTATAAACATTCTTACGTACCTCTGGGTCTTCCATGTAGATAAAAGGAGTTTGGAAAAAACTAAAGATATCATTACCATTAAAATCTGTGCCAGTTTCTTGTCTGTATACATACCCAGCATTGTCACCGTGAATAACAAACTCTTCATCTGCTATGTAACCACTAGCTAATTGATTAATTTCAATGCCTACAATTTGACCAAACTCAAAACCTGCACCACCTTGTCCACTACGTCTGACACCACCAATAATACCTAGTGAGTCTTGGTCTTGAAAGAACATACGAAATTGAGATTTCTTTTTAACCACAACAGTCTTCATTGTTGTTAAGTCTTCGTTTGCTGTAAAATCTTCAAAGATAGATTGAACAGGTTTAGATAAAGTTGAAAGTTCAATATCACCAATACGATCTGTACCAGATACCGGACGTAGACCATCAGGTGCTAAGAAAATTAATTCCCCATTAAATTCTACTACAGTGTCTGGTGCAATACAACCAAGGTTACCTGTTACATTCTGTAAAACAAAGTTAGCTTGGTTATCACCAACTAATCGTTTAATATTATTTGCACCAAAGATATATAACTGATCACGAAATGCTTTAATCTGTACGATTTTAAAACCTACATTAATTACACCTGCACCATTAGCAGGACTAAAATCTGTTTCAGCTATTGGAGAACTGAAATGTAAGTGATATGGTGCTGCAGCATCACCAGCTAAAAATAAATGATTGTTAAAAGCTGAAACTAAAGTAGGGTCAGTAGGTGCATTACTATCTGTAATTTGTATGTAGTTAGTACCATCATAAGTAGCCGCAGGGTTAATGCCATCTACCATTGCAAACTTTGGAGTTCCCCAATTAAAGTTTTCAAATCTTATTTGAGATACACCTACCATTGTAGGTGCAGTTGGCCTATACTGCCCTGCACCTGAACCTACAGTAATATTACCTGTAACTGCACCACTGGCTGCTATCTGAGTAATTGTATTAAAAAACTTTGTACTTGTTACAGTAGCATCAGCTGCTGGGCCTGTTATAATTTCTACACTAGCTTGATCTAGGTAGTCAGTTCCTGTAACAGTAAAAGTTATTCCTGATACATCTCCACCTGCAGAAAAGATAGTAACCTTTCTAGGTTGTTCAGCAGCAGATGTAGTAAAGTTAATTGTGTTAGAAGAATGTAATGCACCATTAATAACTAAGTTAGCTGCACCACTAGTTGTTTGTGCAGCACATACCCCGTCAGGATCATTAGCAATTACATCTGAAGTTATTTCTGTCCAGCCTATTACTACTGGAGTAGCTGTAACTGCAGTAGATGCAGCAGACGTACCGCCTGTAATAACATTACCTGTAGCAAATATGTTACTAGGAAGTTTACCAAAGTTTAATACTACACTATTTGCTGCAGTAGAAATTACAGTAGCTGTAGCAGCAACACCACTATCATCCCCAGAACTAACTACACCTGTGATAGCTTCACCTACAGTAAGGTTAGTTCCTGATCCGTTAGTTACTGCTACCGTGTAGTAATGATTATACCAGTGTAAGTGGTTATTCCCACTAGCAGGTTTTCTAGCACCAAAGATACCTTGCTGTACGTCAGCAGATACATGTACACCTAGCACAGGTACATTGTTAGTAGAGTCACCTGTTAACTCACCGTATGCTCTTGTATACCCACTAATACGACGATACCCACCCTCAAGGGCAGGTTCATAGTTAATCATCCTGTATGCAGACCCAGCAAAATCTCTACCATGAGTAAGTGGATCAAGGTTGTTAAGCAGCCCACCACTGCAGGGTGAAGCAAATGTGGATAGCTGGTCTGCCATTAACGAGTACCAGAGCTTGTGTTAAAGTGACTGCCTGTTAATGTAGAGGTTACTTGTAGGTGAGAATCAAGAAGTAGTCGCCTCATGTTATTTATACCATCTTTAAATTTTTGTTCATGTATCTGTCCACTCTGATCATTAGAACGGAACCTCATAATATACATCATAGCACCATCAATTACTACAGTATTAAACCTGTTAGGTATAACAGAAGTATCATTATAAGCTGAAAGGTCTGCAGGGAAAGACCAGTAACGATATTCAATATCATATGTATTATCTGGAATAGGTGTTACTCCAAATTTAGATTCTTGTGTTTGATAAATTCTTTGTGGAATTGTTCTTGCTGACTCTCCACCCAAGTCCTCTGCAGGACGGTATGTTTTAAGGTAGTCAGTGTACGGTACTACTGGTAACCTCATAGGTTCATTGAGTACTGTATCGTCCCTTTTAAGATAGAATGTATCCCAATCAACTTTAGAAAAATCTGCAGGGAAAGAGTATACTCCAGTACCTGCTGTCATTGCTTGGGTATAAGTAATAAGAGTAAAGGGCCACTCTTGAGATACTTGTAAAATTTCTCTGATGCTAGAGTTAATAGCATCTTTAGATAAAGCTTGTAAGTTACGTACATTACCAAAACCATCACCAGTTGTATCTAGTTCGGTTTCGTTAATCCTCCGAAGTAACTGGTTTACTAACGTAATATACGTAGTCATCTCTTAATCCTTTTAATAGAATAGAGGGGCCAATTTCTCAGCCCCCCTAGTTTATTAATTATGCAAGTGCATCACGAGCTACTTCTGTAGGAGAAGAGTCGCCTTGATCACTTACGTCAACCATCCAAGCATAGACACGGATTTTACCAGCTGAGAAGGTTGCACCATCACCTGCAAAGGTAAGGTCCAACGTATCTGCAGCAGCAAGAGTAACGTCTGCTGCAGGTGTAGCTGATGGAGCATATGCTGCATCTGCAGCACCATCAATATCAAATGCTGCAACAAATTCGTCAGCATCTGCTGCACCTAGTGTTGCGGTAGCATTTGTACCTGTATTCATAGTTGCAGATTCTACAACTTGAAAACCAGCATGAATTACCCGTGTGTTAGCAGGGATAGTCAAACACTGAACTACGTCACCAGATGAACAGTCAATAGCCTGTGCAGTAAGATCAATAGTTTTTTGTATCAGATACGGAGAACGTCCACGTTGTGAACTACCGTGTGCTGGTAAGAGCAATGATGTAATAGTAGCCATAGTTTATATCCTCCTTATGCTGCGTTATATTTGGCAGTGACGATTGCTTCTGGGCGAAGAATCTTCCTACCGTATAGATGCATCCCACGAACAATGTCAGCAAAGCTGTCAGGGTCACGATATGTCTCTGTCTTGTTAATCTGCTCGGCAGTTGCTACAGCAGAATCATGACCAGCTACGATAGCACCGTAGTTAGTGTTTTGATTTGCTGAACCAGTTGTATCAGAGCCAGTGCCTACTGAAGGCAAGTTACTTGAAGTATATACACGGAAACCGTGGAAGTTATTCAAAGTAAGACCGTTACGTAGGCCACCTGATTCACCGAAATCTGCGTTGAAAAGACGAGAGTCTTCATCACGTAGAATTTCCATGAACACTGGATCGACAACAAGCCACCGTCCAGCTTTATCAACTTGCTGTTGATCTAGCAAACGGGCCATACGAGCTACAACCATTGCTGGTGAAGCATATGCTGTTGGCAGTGCTGTTGCACCGGGAAGTCGAGCAGCAATTGGAATCGAGTGATCCCCTGCAGAACTAGTAGTAATGTTACCAAACGAACCTTTGTTCAACTTCATAGAAGTTAAGAGTTCATCAGTACCAGCACTTGCTACTGCAACAGTGCCGTTAGTTGTAGTGTTAACGCCATCAGCATTAGCATGAAGGGCAGACTGAGCATAACCTGAAAGGTAACCCAGAACTTCTTGGTCATGTTGATCAGCCAAACGGAAAGCTGCCCGGTTGGTTGCCATGTCCATGAAATTAACATGTGAGTGAGCTTCCTCAATATCGTCGATCTTAAAGGCAAAATAGTTAGCCTTATCAACGACTAAGGAGAAATCCTCATCGTCAAGGTCTTGTGCATTAATCGTCTGCCCACGGGCATAGGAACTCACACTTACCTCTGGTTCTTTGATAATTTTTACTGTATCACCTTGGGCTGCAATCTCCCCAAAATAATCAGAATTTGTGATATCTCCTACTACAGTACTCTTGCGGAAAGCAAGCTGTACTTTTTTGGAGTAGATAATGGAACTAAAGTTACCGTTTGGTAAGTTGCCATGACCTGCTGCGGATGTAAAAGCCATTGGAAATCCTCCTGTATATTAGTGTTTGGCTTTGTTCAAGCTAAACATCACTAGTAGAGGCTGAAGGTTTTCTAGGGTGCAACAAGACTAAGGTCGGCCAACCTTAGAACTATCGGGCCTGTACTTATTCAGGTAGTTCTTCTTTGTGTTTAGACTTTTAGGGTAAGATACGGTATCAAGAGGTAGTCTATAGAGAGGCTCTTGATACTGTAGCCTATAGTTATATCAACATTGAAAGTATTGTCAATAGTTATTATCGTGCATTACCAGATAAATCGTAAATAAATTTACCAGAACGCATTGCTTTAGTTATTGTATCTTGTTGTTCTTCAAACTCTTGCATAGACATTTTAGATACATCTGACTCTTTAATAGAACCAGTAACGTCTTCTGCATCTACTTGTGTCTTAGAACCTTTCTTAACCCCTTGAGCAGCAGCTTTGCGTTTAGCTGCATAGTCACTCTTAGTTAATCCATTATCAACTTTGTATAGGTCTATTACACGGATTACTGAGTCAGCATCATCGGCGTTTTCGTACAAAGCATTCTGTACCCACTTAGGTTGTTCGTCAACCCAATCATGAAAGGAGTCTGATTCACGTAGTTTATTAAAGTCAGAGTGAGCTTTACGAATTGTGTCTTCTGCTTTACCCCTAGTAACTTCTTCTTTTTCTTCATCTAGTTTTTGTAGGCGGGACTCTGCTTTAGAAAACATTTCTTGTGCTTTCTTAGCAGCAATGGTTTCTACAATGCCAGCTACGTCAGGATATTTTCTTGACCACTGTTCAATATCTTCATCTGACTTAGGTGGAACAACATTCTCTTGATCTAATCGTTTTTCTAGTGACTCAAACTTATCTTTCCATTCAGTTTCTTTGTCACTGAGGTGGCGTCGAAGATCACCGTATCGTTTTTTAAAAGATTTTTCTTCTCTTGATAACGTCTTTTCTTCATCTTCTGTATCGGTCTGTTCTTCTTTAGTACTTTCTTTTTCAATATCACCCTCTTGTAATTTACCTTGGAGTTCTTCTAGTTCTTTTTCTTCTTCTTCGATCCGAGTACGGTTACGATTATTGTGGTTGGGATTAACGAACCCTGCAGTCTTAGGTTGTTCCATAGTTTGTAGTTCAGGCATTTTGTTTCCTTTATGTTGGGGTCAGCCGTAGCTGAGTAGCCTTATCGTTGTTTTTTCTTTTTGGTCATTAGACCGCCTTTGTTTAACATTCCGTACTGTTCTTCTAGCTCTGAAGCAGTAGAGTTAGCAGCATCTGCTGCAGCTTGTGAGCCACTAACTTGATCTGCAGTTACTTGTGTCCCTAATTCTTTTTCTCTTTTTTCAGCAGCTCTTTCATCAGCCCTATTTTCTATTAAATCATCATTACTTTCTTCTCTTCTTTTTTGTGCTGGAGTTTTAATTCCAGTTTTTTGTGCTGGAGTTATACCTGCAGGTGCAGTTACAGGATCAGCTTTAGGTTTTCCTATATTATCTAGAAAGTTTTGAACTGCTTTGCTTTTTGTAGGGTCTTTACTAATTTGTTCTGCAGTCAAGTCACCAAAACCTAATTGTTCAAAGACACCAGACTTTGCTTGAGCCGAAGCACTGGAAAAAATACCACCAAAAAAGTTAGCTATTCCCGGTTGTGTTTCTGCATATGCATCTGCTGCTGCATTTAAAGTTGCTGCAGCCTGTACATTACCTGCTGCAGTTTCTACAAGTGCTCTTGCTTTAACAGTAGCAATAGATTCTTGTGGACTGTACCTAGCTCCTAGATTAATCATAGCACCAGCTACAGGATTAAGTAAAGCACCTACACCTAAACTTGCAATTACACCTTTTCTTTTTGTTGCATCAGCAGCATCTAAAATACTCTTAGCCCATTTATCTGGATCGGTAGTAAAAACATCAGGGTCTTTTGCCCAAGCACCATAGTCAGGTGGTGTTGGAGGTGGGTCATCATTACCACCACCGTCACTAGTTTTTTCTACTACAGGTTCAGGTGTTACAGGGGCTGGAGCTTCTTGACCTGTTCCATCTTGTCTTGTAAAACCTGCTGGTACAACTGTACCCGGAGGATTAATTACACCATTTATAAACATAAAGTATCTGGTTTCTTTAGTTGCTGCATTATAGTATGCAACTGATTGCATTGGACCGGAAATAGTTGGAGGAGTAAATGATTTAAGTTTAGAGGTAGTATCTAAACCCCCAGAAGTTGTTGTAGATAAACCACCCGGAGCCATGTACATTGTAGGTTTTTTAACTGCTCCACCCATGTTCATCATTGGTGTTTGTTGAGCAGCAGTATTCATTTCTTCTTGAATAATTTGTTGTAGCTCTTGATCAGAGATACCAGAATCATCTGGCATAGGTGCTGGTTCTCCACCTATCCTACCACCTTCTTCCATATCTTGCAAGCCCATCTTTGCTTTTGTACGAAGGTTTTCAAAAAACTTTACTCCATAATACCTTACGACATCAGCAGGTACTACGTATTCTCCCTCAGATAACTGAGCAGGTATATCATCTCTAACTTCTTCGGCTAGTGATCCGGGTGGTATTTCATTGCCTGATACAGGGTCTTGAGTCATTCCATCATCTGCAATACCCCCCTCTTCAAACATCATCTCTGTTTGCCTAGCCATGTTAGCTACTGAGCCTCCTTTGTTAAATCTTATCTGTGCATTTTCAGGTATGTTAAAGTTTGTAATATCTATTTCAAGTCCAGTTTTTTTACTTTTATAATTAAAACCAGCTGGGTTTTTTCTTTTAGAAGTAATTTGACCATTAGTCTCAGACTTTAAAGTATTTAAAACTTTTGTCAAACCATCTGTATAAGTGTTCTTTGTAGGTTCTTCACCAAGGCTGTGAGCTGCTTCTATGTCTTTATTAGGTGGCACATAGATTTTATCTACACCTCTTTTTTTAGCATCTTTTATTACAGAGAGTAAAGATACTTTAATAGACTCACTAAGTTTCATTGGAACAAGTGGATTAAAATTTTCTTTAAAAACAGGGTCATTAAAAATATTCATCATATCTTCTTTAACATCATCCATGTTTTTATTTTTTATTTCAGATTTATTATAAACAAAACTAGTAATAATATTAGAAAACATCTGATCTAAAGGGTCTATTCCATCAATATCTTTTTCTTGTAGATCAGATTTTTTAAGTCCATATTTTTTTTGCAAGAAATTACTTACGTCATTATAGCTTTGTTTGCCATCTAAAAAATCTTTTTTAAGGGTAGAAAAATCTTCTGCTAAACCTATCGTACTTTTTTCAACAAATAATTCAAGATCATCAACATTAGTTATTGCACCTTCACTACCATCTACACCATACTCATCTTTAGCATACTTAATAAACTTAGGATTAAAATTTAATTCAAGATTAGGGTCATTACTATATTCTACAATAATACTATTTAAACTTTCAGTATAATACTGATTAAAATTTACATCATTAACTTGATTTTTTTTAACTTCTTGAGGAGTAGCTATTATATTATTCTGAACTGGGCCACTTTGAATTTCTTCTAAAAGAAAAAAATCATCACCATCTACATCAGTATTGTATGAACCTCTAGCATGAGCAACTACATTACGATCATTCCACTCTTCCTTAGAAATATCATAATTATTTTTTCTAGGGTTATTATTTTTTACAAGAAATTCTGCATACTTGCTTCTTCGATAAGGTAATTCAAGTTTATCACCATAATAAAGACGAACTCTTTGTGTTTCAAAATAAACAGTATCGTCACCAGTTAAAGTTTGAACTTCTAATTTTGGTGTTTGTTTTTCTGATAGACTAATTAATTCGGCTTTATTATATTTTTTATTTGGGTCAATAGTTTCAAGTAAACCTGACCAATACAGTTCTGTTTTATTTACGTTAGGTGCACGTTTATTTAAAAAAGCTAAAACATTTGAACCTGCAATACCGTCTTTACCTACAGATAAGTTTTCAAGTGCAGAAGGTATTGAACTATAAAAATCTAAAGCAGGTTTATTAGCACTAACTTTAACTAGAGGACTAACTTGATTCTTAGGTTTAGGTTGAAAGCCAACAGGTTTAGGAGTAGTACTTGCAAAATCTTTATTTTCACTAAGCAAAGCTTTAGTTTGATCAACTCCATCAGTTTTAATTCCACTAGGTATAGCTGCTGTACCTACTTTAAGTGCAGTAGTTACACCTTTAGCTGCAGGAATTAAACCAGCAGCAACCATTGCATCTGCAAGAACTGCTTCTTTAGCAGAGTTAATTTGATTTGCTGTAGCCTTTTCAGAATTAACTTGATACATTTCTTGTAATCTAGTGTCTAAGTCTTTGGTAGCTAAGTCACTAACACTATCTTTTATCTCCTGTAAAATTTCTTTTGTCGAATCAATAGGACTAGTGACAAACTCTTTAGCCCCTTCGTAAACACCAGAAGCAGCAGTTTTTAAAAAGCCTACCTTATCTTCTTTAAAAGCCCTACCTAGTTTTTCCCCTACACTATCATAGTCATTATCTAAACCAATAACATTGTCTACAATAAGTTGACCGTAGCCCATAGCTTCTTTAGTCTGATCAACCATTAGCATTAACCTTTAACCTAAGTTGCTTCAAAGCTTGCAAGGCGTAAATCTGTCCTTGAACCCTGTACATAACATGTTGCTCATCTGATTGGGCAAACTGTTTGTAACTAGCTTGAATACGTTCTTCTACTTCTGCTTCAAATGCATTCCATGCTTCGGGGTTATTTACTAATAATTTTAAACTCACTGCATTGGTCCTCCACCAGTGTTAGCTGAGAAGCCCTGTTCTCCCGGCTGAGGTACGGAGCCAGTTCCTATAGTACCACCCCCACTGCCTTGCGTATCCTGTGCCTGAGCACCTGCAGGAGCTTGCTGTGGGCCTCCTGCTTGTGGAGGCTGTTGAGGTTGTGGATTCTCCTCTCGGAACTTCTTGAGTATCTCACTCTGAACAGCAGCATCTGCCATAGAGTTAGTTAGTTTATCTGGGTCTAGGTCCATTGACTTAGCTATCTCACGGATAATGTAATCCATCTTAGCAAACGGTGCAAGCACAGGGTTCTGTACGACACCAAGGAACTGCATAAGTCTTTGGCTACGTACTTCATTAGCCATAAGACTTTCTGTACCACGAGCTTTAACTTCAAGATCACCTTTGATCTCTTCGTCAAAATCAAACTGCATGTTAAAACTAAAGAAACCTTTAGCTAATGGACCTAGCAGATAGTCATCTACGTTTTTAACTACGTTCCTAATACTACCGTTAGCAGCAGACATAAGCATAGAGATGCCAGAGGCAGTACGACCAACACCTGTAACCCCTGTTTGACCATGTGCAAAAGATGGAAAGCCAGTTGATTCATCTGCTAGTACCCTTGCTTTGTCAAACATTTGCATGTTTTCATTACTTACGTTGGGAAACTTAGTTCCAAAAATAGCTTGTCCGGGTGCACCCCCTTGCCTACGAAAGACTTTGCCGGGGTATACTGATAGGTCTTGACCCGGTACTAAGTTAGTTTCATCTACCTCAATGAGCATATTACCACTTAAAGCTGCATTGTCTACAGCCATACGCATAAAACCATTCATTAAAGTTTGTGTGTCATCCATATTCTCAGCAATACCTACACCAAATAGTGAGTAAGGGTTTACTTCATATGGAACTGCATAGTAAGGAATGAGTGCAGGAGTAAATGGATTTATAACCAAACGAAGAACTTGGTTCTTACAAACCCAAATGTTTACACTAACTTGATCTGCATCAGAAAGTTCTTCTGGGATGTCTACTTCATATCCTTCAAGAACTTCTACATCTACATTACCCCAGAACTCAAGTACTTCAAAACGTTCTGCCTTAGAGTTTTGAGATTCATCTTCCATGATGGATTCCCACCATTCTTTAACATAAGACTCACCCATATCTATAGAGTTATCAATAGCATTAGAACGGAAGAACGGACGTTTCTTTAACCCTCGTAATTGGCTACGTGACATTTTATGACGTTCTACAATATACTCAGCTTCATCCATGTTAGCTGCATCAGGGTCAGGATAAAAGTTCCATAAAGATACACTAGATGCTTGAGGTATAGTTTTAATTGTAGGTGAGTATTCACCATTGTCATCCCAGTTAGGATACTCTTTGTCTACTGCAAATGGGCCTTTCATAACACCAGTGCCAAACAAAGCACATTCAAACGCAGCAATACGGAGTTGTTTATTAGCATTGGATTCTTCTAGCTGATCGTGGATTTTCTTTTCCATCTTCTTTGCAGCTACCATAGCAGGATTAAAAGTAACCTGTGTAGGTGTAGTACCAGCACCTTCTTTTAGTTTATCTTCTACTGGAGCAAGAGATTTTTCTAACCCAGCTAGACGTTCTTTTAGAGAGCTAGATGTCTCACCCGGATTTAATGGCATAAGGGTTTTACCTTTTGCCTCTTCCATCTCAGGGTTTGTTTCAAACTGTACAGACTCAGCTACTCCCTCTGGAAGAGTAGTGGGATCAACAGTAATAGGAAACTTACTGTTGCCAAACAAGACTTCTACTATCTGTCCATATGCAGCAAGAGTTTTTGTCTTAGTTACTTTAACAAAGACTTGTGATTTTTCTGTAGAAGTAAACTGCACATCAGGACCGTACAAACCTCGGTAGTTTCGATAGGCCCGTATCCAACGTTGTTCTTCTACTTCCCTTGCAGTAGAAGCCTTAGAGTACCGTTCTCGTACTAAAGCAACAGCACCACCAGCACTGGAGTCAGTATAGTTATCTTCCTCCATGTCTTCTATTCCTATAGACTGTTCTGAGTCTATTGACATACCTTCAGTTAGTAGATCATCTTCTTCCATTGTTTTTCCTTAATAGCCAAATGTTGGATCACTGGCTTGAAAACCAGAACTAGTAGTCGGGTCGTAATCAAATAAAGAGCTTCTTGGTCTGGTCATTACTCCGTAACGTAAAGCATCGTATAGGTGATCTTCTGCATGTGTGTCTACATCTTCTGGGTTGTTCTTATCTAGGGGTAGGGCTGGCAACTGAGATATAGTGTTTGTGCAATTGTTAAAGAAGACTAACCTCGGTTCTTCTGTAAACTCATCTACCTGTAACCTACGGTGTATTTCATTTTTACCTGATACACGAGAACCTTTAGACCTATCTGCTGGCCTCCAACGACACCCACGCATAATCATTTGTTCAGCAAGGCTAGGGCCAGTATCTCCTCTGTTGTGCCAAAGGGAAGAATCAAGTACACCGTAACGTATCTTCTCTCCGTCCTCTATGTCTAGGATCATATCTGCAAGATCAGTAGCAATAACTTTACTTACATATAATTCCCTATAAACAATTAGTTGTTCTGAAGGGCTTACTGCAATCCATACAACCCCTGTGTGAGAACCGTACCCATAGTCACAGGCTCTGAACTTAGCCCACCCACTAGGTATTTCAAAAGGTTCTACTACATGTATTTGACGATTAAACTCAGGGAAAGCTGCCCCTTCATTTACATCCCAATTTCCTTCAAGCAATCGTTTACGTTGATGCTCAGGTAAGGATAAAAGGTTAGCCTCATACATACCATCTTCAGCTAAGTATGGATTGTCAAATAAAGTAGCAGGTATAAACCTACGTTTAAATAGTGGTTCACCTTCTCTCGTATGTCCTTTAGGCCAACATACAATCTCACCTGTCTCTGGGTCTGTAGCCCAGAAAGACTTGTTTGGAGTCTCTGGGTCAACAAAAGTTTTTTTAACCCATTGGTGTCCGGGGCCGCCGGGGTTGCTTGTGGCTCTCATGTAGAGAGGTAGTCCACTAGCTCTTGTTGTACGTAACCTTGATCTCATGTATGACCACGGGTAGGGACTAGGCCATTGAGTTAGCTCGTCAAAGCCAATCCAATTAAAGGCTTGACCCTGATACCTCATAACATCATCATCTCTATCAAGGTAACTCATCCAAAGTGTTGCACCTGATGGAGCTACCCAAGTCTTATCTCTTTCCATAAACTTAATACCGGGAACTGCTTTAGGGTAGAGTTGTTTAGATACTGATATAAGTTCTCTTAGTTCTTCTGTGCTACGTCGAACTAGCAACATACTTGCGTGTGGATTATTAAAATACCGTACAGGATCGGCAACCATTGCATAAGACTTGCCGCCGCCAGCACTGCCACCATATAGAACCTCTTGTTCTGTTGAAGCAAGGAAGTTAGTCTGTGGCCCATCATTAGGCTCAAAGATAACCTCCCGTTCATACCGACTGACTGGCCTCTGTGCTACCTGTGGAGGACTTGAGAGACTTTCCTCCGAGTCTTTGAGCTTCAAGTTTTTCTGCTTTCTCGGTTGCTTTTTTGTATTTTTCAGCAAGCTGGCGTTGGTTTGAAGCTTCTTTCTGACGTTTTGACTCAATTTTTACTCTCTTCATTAGACCTACATGTGACAAATATCTACCTGATTCTTCACTTAACCAAGCAGCTACATCTCTGTAACTATATTGTTTGAGGTATTTTTTAGCTTCTTCAAACAAATTAAGTTCTTCTGCTATCGGTAAGAGTATATCACAATCGTCAGGGTCTTGTCTATAGCCAAATGGAACTACTCTTCCTACCCGTACTACAGAGTGCCACTCATATACCTCACCTTCAGGTGGGGCAGGAAGTGTCCAGCTATTAGTTATCTTCGGCATGTTTAGGCGGGAGAATAAATAAAGGACTAGATGTTTCTATTTCTACTTTGTCAGAAGCCTTAAAGCCACCTCGGTCTAAGATATCTTTTGCTGCTGCCATTTTTTCTTTGTTGCCTAAATCGGTAGGTCTTTCCATAATTTGTTTCATGGAGTATGCAGCTTTAGTTGCAACAGAAGAAATAAACTTTTTAGTTAGTTCTGCAATTTCACCTTGCAAAGGATTTACAACAGCAGCAGTTCCTACAGTAGGTGCATAGCCTGCTAGTTGTTTTGCTGTACAAGGATCACCTTCAGCTTCTTCAAAAAGAACATCAAGAAACTTCTGTTGTTTCTCTGTTAGGTTACGACTCATTTTATTCTCCTGTAGGCTTTGGTTTTAGCTGCAATTTTTTTAGGTTGAGCCACAAACTGCTTACCTGCCTTAGTGCCTTTTCGTTTTGCTCTAGTTGTTGCGGCATACTCACTATCACTAAGAGACTTAATAGCCTTAGCAGGTAAATACCGTTCACCAGTTTTAGCACTTGGCTTCCCACTCTTAGTCTTCCATTTTTGTTTAGTCCAAGCTTTAAGGCTTTTTTGACTTTTTGCTAGTGGCATTGTGAGCTTTCTGTACTGAAAAATTAGTTTGTAAACTTGCTCCCTTATGGGCAACAAACTTACCATTATGTCTCATAACTTTAAGGCTACCATCGGATTGTCTCATCCAATGATAGCCTTTAGGTGCTGCTACTTTCACAATGTGCCCCTGTCTTTAGTTTTTGGTGTACCTATAGACATTGCTGCTCCTTTACGTTTAGCCATTGCTGCTCTACGTCTAGCTACTGTAGAACCTACTCTAGGTTTTGTTCTAAACATTTGTTTTTGTGAAGCAGAAAGAGGTTTAGCTTTTTGCATCGCAGTCGACGCCTGTTTTAGTATCTTTTTTTGTGCTGAAGTTATAGTTGGTGTAGCTTGATTAGTACGTTGCCTTTGCTTAAATGGGAGTGGAAGTACTTTAGGATTACCAAGAGTGCCAGTTGTTTTAGTTGGTGTAGCTTGATTAGTACGTTGCCTTTGCTTCATTGCTGTTTTTTGTGCTGGTGTTAAAGAATTAAAATTCTTTAATATTTCTGCTTTTTTTCGAGCCGATCTAGCTTTTACTGCTGCTATTGCTTTTTGTCTAGATGTTTGTGTTGTAGGTGGTTTTGGATTTTGGTTAAGTGGATCACGTCTATTAGACACACGTCTTGTTGGTATAGTTCTTCCTGTAGGTCTACGTCTATTAGTAGTTCTACTCCTTCTAGGAACTGAACCACCGGGGTGATACCCTACTTTTTTTTCACTTGTCATTTATATCCTCCACCTTTAGCTTTGTATTGCTTGGCAACCATTTGAGCTTTACGAGCCGACCACTGTCCGGGGCTTCCACCTTTGCTGCCAGCCTTAACGGATGCGACAAGAGACTTACGCATAGTAGGCTTAGTATAATTACCCGCCGCA